CGCCGTTGGTGCGGGAGGCGCCATTACGGGAAGAGGCGCCCATTTATTGGTCATTGATGATCCGATCAAGGGCCGTGAGGAAGCGGAGTCAGGACTTCAAAGACGGAACTTAATCGAATGGTACAAGTCCGTCGCCTATACACGTCTCCAGCCTGGGGGTGCTATTATCTTGATTCAGACACGATGGCACGAGGAGGATTTGGCCGGATGGATTTTGGAGAACTCAGATGAGGATTGGAAAATTCTTGACTTGCCTGCGATCAACGCAAATGGCGATGCCTTATGGCCCGAAGCATACTCCGTCGAGAAGCTCAAGAAAATAAGGGCGACTGTCGGCGACAGGGTATGGGAGTCACTCTACCAGCAACGCCCGTCGGCGGAGCAAGGCGCCATACTCAAGAGGGACTGGTGGCAAAAATTAAATTATGAGCCACGATACGATTTTATCATTCAAAGCTATGACACGGCGTTCTCTACGAAAGAGTCCGCTGACTTCAGCGCACGAACGACGTGGGGAGTGTTCTCCCGCCTGAACGAGGATTCAGGAACAGTCGAGGCATGCGTCGGTCTCATTGAAGCGTGGCGGGATCGGGTCGAGTACCCTGATTTAAGGAGAATCGCCCAGGACTCATATTGGGAGTACAAGCCGAATCTGGTGTTAATCGAGAAACGTGCATCAGGGCAGTCGCTGCTGCAGGACTTGCGGCGTGCGGGAATTCCCGTTCACGAGTATCGTCCAGACAAGGATAAGGTTTCACGGGCCCATGCGATTGCGCCCATGCTGCAGAGTGGCTTGGTGTGGGTCCCATCAGACGAGCTGTGGGTCGAGGACATTATTGGCGAATGCGCATCGTTTCCCTACGGAAAGCACGATGACTATGTCGATACGTGCACGCAGGCGTGGCAGTTGATTCGGGACCAGTTTCTCGTGGCGCATCCCCTTGATCCGAAGTATCTTGACGAGTGGGATGACAAGCCTATGAAATCAAAAATAAGTGAAAAGAGATTTTATAGTTAGACATCGACGTGAAAATGATATAGATATTTATTAAGGAGGTCATTATGACTGCAATGTATAAGGCAACGAAAGACAAGCCGTCTAGGGGCTTGCAATATAAAGCCGCTTATGACGAAGCTGAAGACCGCTTTTATTCAAAATATCCAGCGTGCCGCAAGGATAACGCAATGCTGAAAAAAGCTATGGCGAATAATGGCGACCTCATCGAGGAAGTCGGCGATAAAGTAACAACAATCAAATATGGGAAGGACTAAAAATGAACCAAGGATACAAAGATAGAAAAGATGAATCCATCGCAATGCGTAACAAAAAGAAAAGAACGAAAAAGCAATTAAAGGCAAGTGCGAATGAATCCTATGGAAAATGGGGATCAAAAAAAGGAAAAGGCAAGATCAACAAAAAGACAAGTTAATGACACTGTCACGAGGGCAGTTCACGAACGTCATATCGAAAGGAAAGAAAATGGGATATAAGAATCCTACGGGACCTCAAAAGTTTGATAAAAAAGTTGATGGACTCTCTGAAAAGAGAAAGCTTCAGATGGGTATAACTAAAGAACTCTATCCTGTCTCCAATAAAGATATTTCTTTTTTAAAAAGGAATATGCCTAAAAGAAAATCAAAGAACCCACATAAGGATTAATATGGCAGACTTTGAAAATTTAATATCACAACTTAAAGGAATGGGAAACAAGGAAGTGCCTAAAGTAAAAAGGGCAATTAATAATATTATTAAAGGACAAGCGGAGAGAAAATCAGGGAAAGCAAAGATTTTAAAAAAATCAAAGAAAAAGTTGAAAAGATGAAAAAACTATTAAGTAAAATTGAAAAGCAATTGGAGAAATTGGAATCAGCGCATCGAAAAGAAGATGAGATTGTCGAGAGTATCAAGGAAGCGGTTGAAGAACTGCAGGATGTGAAAGTTTGCAAGAAAAAGAAATGCGACTGTGATTGCCATTAATGGGTTTTAAGTCAGAAAAGCAACGCAAATATCTTTATGCGAAGCATCCAAAGATTGCGAAAAAATGGACGAAAAAATATGGTAAAAAAATTAAAAATAAAAAGAAGGTAACATAATGGTAGTAGAATCCCCAAATAAAAAAGGAAGATATATGAAGCCCGTTAAAATTGGAAATTTGATGGGAGGTGTCATTGGAAACTTATTGGTACGGTCTGTCGCTAATGGAAGCATTTCAAGAGGTGACGCAAAAAAAATAGCACGTGACTTGCTTAAAAAGAAAAAGTAATGTCATCAAAGCAATGGATACAAGAAGCGACATCGTCCATTAAGAAAAGAGGGACGAAAGGAGTTTGCACCGGAAAAAAGTTTGGGTCAAAGTCCTGTCCTCCTGGCTCGAAAAGATATACTCTAGCGAAAACATTTAAAAAAATGGCAAAGAAAAGGAAAAAGAAAAATGCCTGAAGAAGTTTTAAACATGGAAGAATTGGCGGTAGAACTTCCCGAACCAGGAATCTTGGAGACAGGGGTCGAGGTTAATCTTGAAGAGGAATATGTAAAGCCTCTTGATACAGACCATTTTTCCAATCTTGCAGAAACATTAGATAAAAAAGAATTAACACGAATTGCATCCGATTTAATCGAAAAATACGACAGCGACAGATCAAGTAGAAAAGACTGGGAAGAACAGTATTCACGTGGTCTTCGCATGCTCGGCATTATTACTGAAGACCGTGATGATCCATTTCCTGGAGCATCGGGTGTTCACAATCCTTTAATGGCAGAAGCTGCGACGCAGTTTCAAGCACGTGCCATTGCAGAGATGTTTCCTCCCGGCGGACCTGTAAAAACGCAGATCATTGGAAAAGTAACGGAAGAAAAAATGAAACAGGCACAACGAGTCCAAGAATACATGAATTATCAATTGACTCAAGAGATGCCCGAGTATTTCAATGAACTCGACCAGTTGCTTTTTTATTTGGCTGTGTCAGGGTCCGCCTTCAAAAAAGTCTATTATGACCCTACCCTTGATAGGGTGGCGTCATCCTTTATTCCTGCAGAGGATTTTGTTGTTTCATATGAGACAGTGGATTTGGAGACATCCCCTCGTTATACTCAGGTAATGAAAATAAATGCAAATGAATTAAAGAAATATTTTAAAACAGGATTTTATAAAGAAATAAAATTGGCGTCAGGAACACAAGCGGATGATGTTGATATTGTGAATCAAACAATTAATCGACTGGACGGCATTTCAGATACATTAGGCGAGAATATTCACACTGTATTGGAAATACATACGGACTATAACATAGAGGATCCAGAAGATGAAAAGGCAATAGCACTTCCTTATATTATTACAATTGATAGGCAGTCTCAAGCGATATTAGCAATAAGAAGAAACTGGAAAGAGGATGATGAGTTAAAAAGAAAACGCACATATTTCGTGCATTATAAATATTTACCGGGTTTAGGATTTTATGGCTTTGGTCTAATTCATATGATTGGTGGATTGCAGCATGCAAGTACAGGAGCTTTACGGGCTTTACTGGACTCTGCGGCATTCGCTAACTTAAATGGAGGATTTAAAGCGAAAGGTGCACGTATTGAAGGCGGGGATATGACAGTATCACCAGGTTCATGGGTAGAAGTCGAGGCATATGGCGATGATTTGCAAAAATCATTTATGCAATTACCATTTAAAGAGCCTTCTCCTACATTAATGCAGCTTTTAGGAGTTTTAACAGAGTCAGGAAGACGGTTTTCAAGTATTGCAGATGCGATGGTAGGCGATGCAGCGGCGACATCTCCCGTTGGAACCACTATTGCGCAGATAGAGCAAGGAAGTAAGATATTTTCAGCCATTCATAAACGTGTACATCACGCACAAGCACGGGAATTAAAGCTAATTGGTGAATTGGACGGTGAATATTTAGATGATGTCTATCCATATGAAGTGATTGGGCAAGAATTATCAGTAAGAAGAAGGGATTTTGATGATAGAATTGATATTATCCCTGTTTCTGACCCTAATATTTTTTCCCAAGCACAAAGAATAGCTTTAGCGCAGACGACTTTACAAATTGCGCAATCAGCTCCTCAAATAATTGATATAAAGGAAGCATATAAACGTTTAATACTGGCTTTAAACTTACCTGATCCCGATGAGTTGGTCGTTGACGATGATGATATTGCCCGTCGTGATCCCGTTTCAGAAAATATGGCTTTATTGAATGGAAAACCAATAAAAGCTTTTCCTGACCAGGTACATGCAGCGCATATGCTTGTTCACGAACAATTTATTAGCGATCCTCGTTATGGAGGACGACCAGAAGCAAAAGAGGCGTTACTAGGACCTATGCTGGCGCATATAGGACAGCATTTAGCTTTCCAATACCGTCAACAGATGCAAGCATCTTTACAAGGACAAGTTCAATTACCGCTTCCTGATTTTGATGAGGATAATAAAATAGAAGAAGAAGATATGTCACCAGAAATGGAAGCAAAAATATCAGAGTTTGAAGCTCAAGCTGCCCAACAACTGGCACAAAATCAACCGCCTAATCCTGAGCAAGAAAAAGAATCACGTGAAGCTGCGAGAGAAGAAGGTGAACTTGCCATTAAGCAAGAGGAGATGAATATTCGAAAAGAGAGATTTATACAAGGTGCACAATTAGATGACCGCATACAAAACAGGAAAGATAAAGAACTACAATTAAAAGCAGTTGATCAAATTATGAAAACACGTAATGCAAGAAAATCGCAAAAATCAAAAAAATAGACCGACAGGGGAGGAGGTAAGACAAGCAAGAAAGTTTTTACAAAATAAGAAAGTTCCTTTAACTTTATTTAAACCAAATTTATTTGCAGCTGCAAGTAAAGAAATAAATGGGAATTACGATAAAACATTTAATTCTTTAATGGATGTTTATAGAGCAGGGAATCCGTATTACAAAAGGAGAAAAGAAAATGGCCAGAATACCAGTAGTCGAAGCGATACTGCAAGAGATAAAAAAATACAAAACTGAATTAGCTACAAAAGTAATAGCACCAGGTTTTGATACGTATGAAGCGTATCAGAAAGCGAAAGGAATAGCAGAAGGTTTGGATAAAGCTTCTAGTATTGCTTTAGAAATTGAAAAACGATATATAGAGGGAGATGACGATGGTAACGAGGAATGAAGAATGGTTTACGGATAATGATATCCCTGATCCAGATAAAAAAGATTTACCCATACCATGTGGATGGAGAATGCTGGTAAGACCAGCGGGAGTTATTAAAAAAACAAAAGGAGGTATAATTTTAACTGATAAGAATTTAGAAGAACAACAATATTTAAACTCTAAAGGGCGTGTTATTGCGATGGGAAATGAGTGCTATAACAATCGTGAAGAAAATTGGTGCAAAATTAACGATACTATTGTATATAGCAGATACGCAGGGTCAAAAATTGACATTAAAGGTGTTAAGATGATTCTGTTAAATGATGACGAGGTATTGGCTGTATTACCAAATCCAGATGCAATAACTCAAAATCTTTAAACACGCATTAATTGCGACAATACATAGGGAGAATACTATGAATGAAGAAGTAAAAAAAATTACCCCTGATGATGACATCGAGGTAAAAATTTTAGAAAAAGAAAAACCTCAAGAAGAACCAAGTGTAAATCTTGACTCTTTAAAAGAGGAAGAAAAAGAAGAAGTTGCTCCTAAAGAAGATTTAGCAAAAACTGTTGAGTCACTTAAAAGTGAATTAGACAATATTAAAAAAGAGCCTTATAGCGACCGTGTAAAAAATCGAATTGCAAAAGAAGTTTCAAGACGAAAAGCAGAAGAGGATAAATCACGGGCTCTAGAGGAACGGTTGGCTAAATTGGAAACAAATGCAACTACTCAAACTAAAAATGACTTAAACTTGCAATATCAAAATGTTTCAAAAAACTTAAAGGAAGCTATTGAAGGTGGCGATACTGAAAAGCAAGTAAAGCTAATGGATGAGATGGCTGATGTTCGAAGTCAAATTAAATCAGTTCAGGAAACTCCAGAAGTAAAATCAGAAGCAAAAACTCCAGAAATTCCTCATTTAGCGAAAGAGTGGATAGAAAAAAATTCAAGTTGGTGGAATAAAGCAGGTCATAGGGCTGCAACCCAATTGGCTTTTGGAATTGACGCTGACTTAACTGAAGAAGGATATGATATGGCAGATCAGGAATATTATACTGAAATGGATAAACGAATGAGTAAATTTTATCCCGATTTAGTAAAAAGTGAAGAAAACACTTCCAATGGGGAGCAAAAAGAGTTAAAGTCAAAAGTAAAGGCGCAATCACCCGTAGCAGGTGTTTCGAGATCAAGTCAAAACGCTGCGAAAAGTGTGAAGCTGACAAAAGATGATTTACAAAATGCTATAACATTTGGTATTGATATTAATGACCCAGCGGCGCTTAAACGATACGCAAGGGAACTTGCGAGTTATGAAGCAACAGATAAAGGAGCTTAATAATATGAAAAAGAAAAGCACTTCTCTAAAGACAGAGAGAGAAACACGTGATGAGAGTACACGAAAAACTGAGTGGAAACCACCCTCTTTATTAGAAGCACCTCCAACTCGGCCTGGCTACACGCAGAGATGGATTGCAACTAAAATACTTGGAGTAGATAATCCAAGTAACTGGGCAAAACGCCGCAGAGAAGGTTGGGAGCCAAGAAAAGTTGAAACTCTCCCAAAAGATTTTCATGCTCCTACCATTGAACACGGAAGTTATGCAGGTTACATTGGAATCGAAGGTATGGTACTGTGCGAAATGCCAGAAGAAATGGTTAACCAACGTAATTCGTATTATCAGAATAAAACTGACTCTCAGATGGAAGCTGTTAAGAACGACCTACATAGAGTAGAACAAGTTGGAAATCCAATTCATAGAGACCATAAGACCAGTGTTACTAGAGGTGGAATCAAAGAATAAACCGTAGCATAGCTAGGAAAAGGATTTTATTATGGCTAACGTAGACACCCCTAATGGTTTTATACCATTAAGACATCTTACGGGTGGTGTTATCCGAGCTAACCAATACTTTATCGCTAATAGTGAAGCGGATTCGTTTTATTATGGTGATATTGTAACTTTGGGAGCTGATGGCGAATTAGATGCATATGCAAATAACTTAAACGCAATAGGCGTTTTTTATGGCGTTGAATACATCGAAGACGTCACAGGTGATGTGAAATTCGAAAAAACATGGACGGGAGGAACAAATGTTAAGTCTGGAACTACAATTAAGGCTTACGTTTATGACGACCCGAATATTACTTTTCAAATCCAAGCAGGCAATGGGGCCTTTGCACAAGCAAATGTTGGAGAACTTTGCAATGTGCTTTTAACTGCCGGTGCTAGTCCATATTTTCATTCCAAACAGGAAGCGGATATGGATACTCTAGGTGCAACAGCACTACCTCTGAGAATTTTAAGAATGTCAGAGATACCCGGCAATACAGCAGCCGAGAATGCGGAAATAGAAGTTGTTATTAACAACCACATTTTAGCACCTCGTTCTACTGGTATATAGGAGGATAGTATGGCATTAAATAGATCATTATTTACTAAGCAGCTAAACCTCGGTCTCAATACTATTTTTGGTATGGAATACGATATGTATCCAGAACAATGGAGACAAGTATATACAACTGAAACATCAAAAAAGGCATTTGAAGAAGACGTTCAAATGTACGGATTTGGTGCTGCCCCAGTTAAAGCTGAAGGTGCTGCTATCTCTTATGATAGTGGTGCTGAAGGTATAATAGCAAGATACGTCCATGAAACTATTGCACTCGCTTTTGCAATTACTGAAGAAGCAGAGGAAGATGGTCTTTATGGATCTCTTGGAGCAAAGTATGCGAAAGCACTTGCTCGTTCAATGCAACATACCAAAGAAATCAAAGGTATGAACATTTTAAATAATGGATTTTCAACTTCATCCAGTCCAGTGACTGGTGGCGATGGTCTGACATTATTTAGTAAAGTGCATCCACTTGGCGGTGGAGGTACTAATTCAAACCAATTAGCGACTAATGCTGATTTAAGTGAAACATCTCTTGAAGCGATGTTAATCTTAATTACTGAAATGGTAGACGATAGACAAATTCCTATCGCTGCTCAGGGCATGAAGCTAGTTGTACCACCTGAATTAATGTTCGTAGCAGAGAGAATTGTTGCAAGCAACCTACGACCAGGAACTGCTGACAATGACATCAATGCAACTAAATCTATGGGGATGATTCCTCAAGGAGTTGCAGTCAACCAAAGGTTAACTGATCCAGACGCATTTTTCATTATGACTGATGTGCCTGATGGATTAAAACACTTTGTAAGACGCCCGATCAAAAAATCTGTTGAAGGAGATTTTGAAACAGGCAATTTACGCTACAAGGTATCTGAAAGATACTCCTTCGGTTTTACCGATTGGAGAGGTGCTTTTGGAACTCCAGGAGCGTAATTAATTAATTTTATAAGAGGGGGCGAAATGATTTCGCCCTCTTTTTTTAACACCCAAAGACTTAAAACGACTACTAATAAGGAGGTAGACAATGGGAACAACGACTTTTTCTGGACCAATTAAAGCTGGTCCAATCACAAATACAACGGGAACTACGGTTGGAACTGATGTTAAAAACGTCGGTTTTGTAAAAATGGCTCAAACTGCAGGATGGACTCAGTCCACTACAGCTGCAGATACTGGAATTGTCATTCCAGCTAATAGTCAAATCACTGAGATCATTATTAATATTACAACTGCGTGTGGCGCAGCTGATATTTCTATGGGCACTACATCTACATCAACTGAATTGTTTTCTGCTTTAGCAGCAGGAACAGCAGCTAATGTATTTAAGTATGGATCTACAGGTACAATTACTGATGGCGATACTTGGGCTGATATAGGTTCAAGTGATTTACCAATTTACATTGACTTTTCTGCTGGAACAACTGGAATAGGATTTGTAACAGTTGAATATATTCAAAATATAAACAACGCATAACAATATAGAATGAGTGGCTCTTCGGAGCCACTTACTTAAATTATGGCAGAATCAAAAATTTCATTAAATCCAATAAGTTTATTAAATTTAATCTTTGGTGGTAACGATAGTAAAAATAATACT